CGGATAAGACCGTTCCATACGATCGTTTTGCCGAGGTAAACGAAAGGGCCAAGAAAGCCGAAGCGGAGCTACAGAAGCGCGTTAAGGCCGAAGAAGATGCTGAGAAAAAGCGTCTTGAGGAAGCGGGGCAGCACAAGGAATTAGCCGATAGGGAAAAGGCGCGAGCCGATTCTTTAGAGGCCCAAGTGCGAGCTAGCAAAATTGAAAACCGAGTTATCGCCGAGGCAGCTAAGCTCAACATTGTTGATGCTGAGGCAGCTTTAAAACTTATTGACCAGTCGAGTATTGAAGTAGATAAGGATGGTAACGTATCGGGTGTCGAGGATGCTATGAAGGCATTGGTTGAGTCAAAACCTTACCTTGTTAATAGTAAACAAACCCCAAGGGTAGGCTCTGCGACTAATCCTGCAAACCCCGGTAATGAAGGCGTGCCAAGCTTTAAGCTTTCACAAATTCAAGATCGAGCGTTTTACAAAGAGAACGAGAAGGACATTGATAAAGCCCTTAAACTCGGACTCATTGAGGATGACACCAAGTAGCTACCCCTGGTTGCCCATAAGGGCAGAAAGGGATTAGCATTATGGCTAACGTCTTAGACAACACAACCAACGCTAAGTTCATCCCAACAATAATTGCGCAGAAGGCATTGGGTGCCTTTGCCGGTTATATGAACCTAGCAAGAACCGTTGCTCGTGACTTTAACTACACGACCGCTACTGAAGGTCAGGTAATCCGCGTTCCTAAGCGTGGAGTAGTCACCGCTAACAGCAAAGCTGCTGGTAGCGAGGTAACGTTGCAAAACCCAACCGCAACCGATATTTCGGTAACCCTGGATCAGCACTATGAAGTAACCATCGCAATTGACGATGTTACCAAGGTGCTTGAAAACCAGGATACTCAGGCAGGCTACGCTGAAGATGGCGCTATTGCTCTAGCTGAGCAGGTAGAGGGCACGATTGCTGCACTTCACCCTAGCGTCACCAACACCGTAACCTTTGATTCCACCAGTGCAACCACCCAAGAGAACTCGTTCTTGAAGGTGCGCGAGCGAATGGCATTGAACAAGGTGCCTAAGATGGAGCGCAAGTATGCTTACTTGCATCCTACCGTCATCACTCGCCTGCTCCAGATTGATCGCTTTACCCGCGCTGATGCTTACGGTCAGAACGGTGTGATCGCTGAAGGTGCACTTGGTCGTATCGGTGGTATCGACGTATTCGAGAGCCAGTTAGTTCGTAACTCAGGTTCGCCTGTTACTTACCACAACTTGGTTTACACTCGTGATGCGTTCATCCTCGCTTCACGCCCGCTGCCTGAAGTTCCAGCAGGCTACGGCGCGGTATCGACCGTGATTAGTGATCCTGATATTGGCATGGGCTTGCGCGTAGTTTCGAGCTACGACACCAGGCTCCAGGCTATGCAGATCACCCTTGATGTTCTATTCGGAGCCTCGGTTCTGGATACTCGTCGCGTGATTGAGCTAGAGTCCAACTAGACCTAGCCCCAACGCATAACCCCAAACTGAGCCCCTTGTGGGCTCTTTTTGGTTGTGCTTTAATAAACATTAGAACTAAATCGAGGGATTCAATTGATAATAGTAAATCCAGTCGGACGGTTAATTGAATTACCCGATGAAGAAGCAAAAAACTGGCTATCAAAAGAGGGCTTTAGAATAGCCGACGCAAATGAGGCAGAGGACTGGCGAAAAGAACGTTACGCTTGGGCTAATGCAACCAAAGCACCATCAGAAAAGGCAATTTACTTCTCAACTGTTAGCGGCAAAGGCAGAGGCGATGGTTATGGCACCAGCAGCGCTCACATTATTACTGAGCTATTGGGTCTTAATATGCCGGTGCAAGAGGTATATCGCGAGCAGCCAATTGGCCTTGTATATCATGCGCCACAAGCAGTAGCGCGGCTGGAGAATCGATACCGCATTCTTTATACGATGTTTGAGAGTGATCAACTGCCTGGATCGTGGGCCGATTATCTCAAACTGGCAGATAAAATCTTAGTGCCGTCAAAATGGTGCCAGGAGGTGTTTAAAAAGGCAGGGTTTGAGACAACGGTTGTGCCGCTAGGTTATAACGGCAAAGCATTTAAGTATTATGCCCGCCCCAAACGCGATGTATTCACCTTTCTACATTATGACTCATTCAACACTCGCAAGGGCTGGACAGAGGTGTTTCAGGCATTCGATAAGGCTTTTAGCAAGGATGATAAGGTTCAATTGGTGCTTAAAACCAGCAAAGACTATCTAGCATTCCCATTTGTGCCAAGCCAATATCCGAACATTAAGGTAATTAAAGGCCAGGTCAGTGAGACCGAATTAGTTAAAATATGCAACGATGCCGATGCCTTTGTTTTCCCATCTAGGGGAGAGGGCTTTGGCATCACCCCACTTGAGGCAATGGCCACTGGCTTGCCGGCAATTGTCCCAAATGCTCACGGCATTAGCGAATACTTTGACCCAAAATATATGCTTGAAGCTAAAGTGGGCGCTACCTGCCCAGCTATTTACGGGAAATATAAGGACGAATCGGTTGGCAATATGATTGTTTGTGACGTTGATGATTTGGCAAAGCAAATGCGTTGGCTGTATGAGCATCAGCGAGAGGCACGCGTTATGGGTAAAGAGGCTAGCGAATATGTAAAGCACTATAGTTACGCCGCAACCGCTGAAAAGTTGCGCGACATAATTGATGAGGTTCAATCTAAGCCAATACCGCCACGAAAGCTAGCCGACGTATTACCACTGGAGCAAGTAGCATGAAAGCAGAAAGCACATATAAACTTATAAAAGTTGATCCTGCTAGCAAAGAAGACTGGACGACACTGACTACAGCATTGGGTTTAGGTTTCGACATATACTGGCATGAGCAGTTTTATGGCCTGGTGTATTTCATCCTAGCGATTGAGGGCAAAAATGAAAGTTAAATACTGCGGCCCAGCACGAGACTATTCGGGCTATGGAGAGGCCAACCGCCACGATATAGGCGCTCTAGCCGCCGCTGGGGTGCAGCTAACCGCCCAAATACCAACATATGTCCGAGAAAAGGCTGAGTTTGGGCGGCTTGGTCAGATTGCACTTGAAGCTGAGGGTAGGGAAATGGGGTATGAGTATAAGATCATACACACCACACCCGATCAATACGGTCGCTACATTGAAAAAGATGTTTATAATATCGGTCGGCTGTTTTGGGAGACTGATAAAATACCGCGAGAGTTTGCCGACAACGCCAAAAAGGTGGATGAAATATGGACTGGCAGCCAGTTTAACGCGAATGCCATTAAGCTCGCCGGTGTCGATAATGTTCCTATTTATGTGATACCTGAAGCCATTGATACCAGTCTCGATATTGACTCAATTAAGCCATATAAAATGGTTGCTGAGGGGTATAAATTTTACTCGATCTTTGAGTGGACTGAGCGCAAGAATCCAAAGGCGCTACTTGAGGCTTACTGGCGTGAATTTGAAGGCACCAAAAATGTTAGCCTTGTTCTCAAAACCTATGTTGATAATTTTACCGATGAAAAGCGTAAAGAAATTAAGCAGATGATCCGCAAATTTAAAAGCCAACTTGGACTTAAAAGCTATGCGCCGGTTTATATATACAGCGACCTGATGGATAGGCATCAAATTTACAGATTCCACAAGTCAGGCGATTGCTTTGTTTCAGCTCATCGCGGAGAGGGCTGGGGTATACCGCAGATGGAGGCTATGCTTATGGAAAGGCCGATTATTTCTACTAATTTAGGTGGCATACATGAGTATTTGACCGATAAAAAGGATGCTCTGCTGGTTGATTGTGACATGGTTAAGATCACCGAAAACACACGCAATCCTCATTGGTATGCCTCTGACCAGCATTGGGGCCGGGTAAGTCTTGATAACTTGCAGTCTCAAATGCGCTGGGCATTTAAAAATAAAGCGAAAGCGGTTAAGATTGGGAAAGAAGGCCGAAAAACAGTTTTACGAGAGTTCAGCCTTGAAGCAGTTGGTAATAAAATGCGCAAGCGTTTGCTTGAGATTGAAGACGAGCAGCTTGATGCATTGAGGGCAGAACAATGAAAATTTTATACCTATCTTGCCACTCTATACTCGAATATGACGAGCTTAAACTGTTTGAAGAATTAGGCTATGACTACTTTTCAATTGGTGCTTACATTAATCCTCAAAAACCACATGATGTTAAACGCCCACCACTCAACCATAAATATAATGAGCACCTAGCTAGCGTCTCGATGGTGCACAATCAAAACAACCTACATGCCGAGCAGATCGAGTGGGCTGATGTAATCATAATTATGCATGTGCCAGAGTGGATTGAGCATAATTGGGATAAGATGAAGCACAAGCGGGTAATCTGGCGTAGCATAGGCCAGTCGACTCAAACCGTAGAGCAAAGACTTGCCCCATTTAGAAAACAGGGGCTAGAGGTCGTTCGTTACTCCCCTACGGAATCAAACATACCCGGCTATATGGGTTCAAGTGGCCTGATCCGGTTCTATAAAGACCCTGATGAGTTTGGCCCCTGGAAGCCAACCGATAGCAAAGAGATAATTACCTTTGCCCAGAGTATGCGCAGCCGCGGTGAGTTTTGCAATTTCGATTCTTTTGAGAGAGACACCAGGGGATTTGAGGCTCATGTCTATGGCCCAAACAACGATGATGCTGGCGAGCTTAATGGCGGGCTGCTTAGTTATGAGGAGTTGGTTGCAAAAATGATGTCAGGGGCCGCCTATTACTACACCGGAACCCACCCAGCAGCTTACACCCTTAACTTTATTGAGGCTTGGATGAGCGGCATTCCGATTGTTGCGGTTGGCCATAAGCTCGGTAATTCGCAGCATTTCCCAGGCCAAACATATGAAGTGCCCGACCTTATTACTAGCGGCTTTGATGGATTTGTGAGCGATGATCCAGCCCAACGTAATCAGTTTTTGCGAGAGCTACTTGAGGATAAGGAAAAAGCTCAGTCTATTGGCCGGCAGGGTAGGGAAAAGGCAATTGAGATATTTGGCAAAGACACCATTAAAAAACAGTGGAAGGAGTATTTAGAGCGATGAAAGTAACAGAGTATTTAATGCAAAAAGACCCAAGCCTTGAGCTTCATAGCGAGTCTGAGTTTAGTAGTGATGATCGCGGCTTTAAGTCATTTAATGACGCCGGCCTAGAGTGCGAAACCGGGGAATTCCTATATGCAATGGTGCGCCTGCTCAAGCCAGAGCGTGTGCTTGAGACCGGCACTCATGAGGGCGTTGGAGCAGCTTATATGGGTCAGGCACTTAAGGATAATGGCGAAGGCCAATTAGTTACTATCGAATTTTTACCTCCACATCATGCAACTGCTCTTAGCCGGATCAACAGATTAGAGCTAAGTTGGTGGGTGAATTTATTATTGATGGATGTTGATGATTACCGCCCAGACTGTGTGTTTGATCTAATACTGCTTGATACTGAGCCGCAAACTCGATTTGCCGAGTTGATTAAGTTCTATGATTCGCTAGCACCAGGCGGCTTTGTTTTCATCCATGACCTGCACCGCCATATGCACCAGGTGCCAAACGAAGAGCATGGCTTTGGCTGGCCATACGGCTTGCTGCCAAAACAGATTGAACAATGGGTAGCCGAAGACAAACTGCGGCCTTTTCACTTCAATACCCCGCGCGGCCTAACCGGTTTTTATAAGCCGCACCCAGAGGACTATAAATGGAAGCAATAGCAAAGAAGTCACAAGCTTCACAAAATCCATCGGAGCTAGCCGCTCTACTAAATAGAGTTTTGGAATATCTACCCACCCCACCCAAAGTGGTTATTGAAGTAGGGGTGCACCTTGGCCACTCAATTAGGGTTTGGCAAGAAGCTTTTAATCCTGATCTAATCATAGGAATTGATATAGATATAACCGATTCGGCTAGTGAGCTTGAGAGCGATAAAGTGGTCTTAATTAAAGGAAACTCTACTCATAGGAGCGTTATAAACAAGGTCAAAAAGAGTCTTGATGGGCGCAAGGCAGATTTTGTATTTATTGATGGCGATCATCGCCTGCCAGCAGTTGCTAGCGACTACGCCAATTTTCAGCGGCTAGTTAACACCCCGGCGGTTATAGCTTTGCATGATGCAGCTCTTGAAGACCACAACCTCGTTCATGTTAATAAGTGGTGGTATATGACCGAGCTTCCATATGAGCGTGAGATTATCCATGCTGGCGGCACTGGCGTTGGAGTTATTTACCGATGAGCAGGGCAGCATTACTACCAACCCCTGGCGATCCGTTCTTGCTAAATTTTTGGCTCAAATACTATAAGCGAGTATGGATGGATGAAGTTGACATGCTTTATGTCTACGTTAACTCCGGTATCGAAGATGAGGCAGTAAACTACATGCGCAATTTAGTGCAGGCAACCCCTAAAGCCGTGTGGATTTTTACACCTGGGCAGATTGAGCATGGAATGGCTATAAAGCAAATGCTGCAAGTTACTAAGCAAGATCACGTTATGCTAATTGAGGACGATGGCTTTATCTTTAAAAAAGGTGAGGTAGATCGTTGCTTTAAGCGCATTGAAAGCGGTGAGGTAGATGTAGTGGGCAGCAAGCGCGGTAGCTGCTCACAATGGCTGTATGATACCGCCAGCGCCATGTATGGCATAGATAATAGCGGTGAGGGCGACAATGGCCCTAACTTCTGGCCTAACTTCTTCTTTGCACGAACTGATGATATGAGAAAGGTTACTAATTTTGGGGCCAAGTTCTGGGCAAAAGGTGAGATGGTGAACCCGCTTAACCAGGCGGCACCAGAGGATCAGGCTAGCGATACTTTCGTTGAGGGTTCACTTGAGCTGCGCGCGCTTGGTCTTAAGGTTGGGTATGAGAATCAATACCACCTCAATACCGATGACATAACAGATTACCATGTAGGCAAAAATGCATTTAACGGCAAAGCAGGTTGGATGCATGTTGGGAGCCTATCAAGCGGCATAAACGGCATACTTATTGACGATCAAGGACGCAGTCTGGGCAAGCGAATGTGGCAGGAAAAGGGTGGTGGCGATGATGGTTGGCGACCAGGTAGTGAAGCCGAAAAGCTAGAAATGGAGCGCCGCATCGTTTGGTTTATCATTGCCCACCAATACTCTAAGCCGGAGCGATTAACTAAGCTGCGAGATGAGTATAAGGATGCGATTACTAGGTGTGTGGAACGGTTTGGCCTATCCCCTAACCGAATTGCTAAGCGTAAAACAATATACCAGGATTATTTACCATGAAAAATG